CCACCAGCGGGCCTTTGCCAACCGATTGCAGGGCATCGGAGAAGGCCTTGGCAGAAACGCCTGAGCCGCCGAACCAGTCCTCGCCGATCTGGTCGAAGATCTGGAGAACAGCAGGTTCGTTTGCCGATGCCCGCGGGCTGTAGGAGAGCCAGTTTGTGACCTTAGTCATGTTTCTTCTTCGCCTTCAGTTTGCGCCTTGCCGGCGCCTTGGCAATAACTTGCCCGGGCGGTTCTGCAGGAATGGGCTCCGGCAGCGATTCACCCGAGGGCGTGTCCTCGACCACCGGCAGCGCCGGCTCCGGGGCGATGGGCTGCTTCTGCGCCACCGAGATCTCGGAGACGTCGATGCCGTACTTCGAGGCCAGGTCCCGGATGTGCTTGGCCTGCTGGGCCTTGGCCTCGAGGGCTGAACGCCAGTCGATACCTCGGGCGCCGTAGATCTCGTCGTAAGTCGTCACGCCGGCCTCGAGCTCGGCGAGCTGGGCGGCCGAGTTGCGGCCGACATCAACATTTGGAGCCCGGGGCGCCTGGATGGCCACCTCGTACCAGTCGTCCGGCGAGTCCTGCAGGGTCGGGTCGACGCGGATGGCGTATTCCATCACATATTCCCAGATCCGACGGGCGGCCGAGGCCATCACCTGGTGACGGCTCCGGAACCAGACCGACGACATATCCAAGGCACCGCGGTAGACGGTGCCCTGCATTCCCTCGGGAAAGACCAAAACGTACGGGATGCCAACGCCTGCGCACACCTTCTCGGTCAGGCTGCGCCAGTATTCCCGCATGTTGACGTTGGGGCGGTCGGCCTGGAACTGCTCGAACTCGTCGCCGGACTTCAGCACCTTGACCGTCGAGCCGAAGATGTTCTCGTAGTAGGTCTGGGCGGTGCCTTGGCTGCCGGCCACACCAGACCGGAGGCTCGTGGCCTGCACCTCGCCCGAGCTGGTCTTGATGATCTGGGCCACGCTGGAGGCCAGCTTACAGGACTCCATCTCCAGCTTTTGGAGGTCGTCCAGGTCGTGCAGGTCGTTAATGACGCACGCCACGAATGGCAAGCCGCGGAGCTGGCCGGCACGCTGGGCCTCGTAGATGTGGACGATGGAGTCGGACGATATTGAACGGACTTCGGTGAGTTGGCCTTGGTTCGTTTCCTGCCCAATAAAGTAGGAAAGAGCGCGGCCCGTCTTGGTATCGAACCGGACTCCATCGAAGATGTCCGGCGATTGCTCCTGGCCGGTAGGTGTCGCCACCTGTTGAGGCTCGATGAGCTGCAGACGGGGGCGGCCTGAGTCGCCCTTAGTCAGAAGCAGGAAGGATTCTCCATCGTAGAACCAACCACGGGCTGCCAATGACATCAGGGTGCCGAAAGACTGCCGGGATCCGATGTCAGGATAACGGCTCCAGGTGTCCCACCATTTCTTAGCGCGGAGATTCCAGTCGGGATCGGAGCTGGCAGGCTGCACCGAGAAGTTGCTGCCGACCGTGTAGTTCTCGAACAGGTCGCCCAGGCGGTTCATCACCGCGGAATTTTGCTCAAAAAATCGGCTCTTCCGGACGATCTGCTGCCGTGTCGAGGCAGTCACATCGAACCGCACCGAGGTGTAGCTGGTATCGAGGAAGGAACGCCGGATCGAGTTGGACGCGCCCTCGTAGCGGTCGATGGGCGCTGAGCGGAACTTCGATAGGATGTTGGTGATCAGGCCCATCAGGTCATTCCGGTGCGGATGGTTCCCTCCCGGCGGAAGTTAGAGAAGTCGCCGCCGTAGGAGGTGGCGGCCACCAGGACCACCGCCATCATCTTGGCGAAGATTTGCGCGTCGGTCGGGCTGGAGATGCCGTCCTGGTTCAGGAAATAGACTGCCAGCTCGTAGTCGGAGATCAGGCTTTCCCACATCTCGACCATCTCGGACGGTGTCGGGGCGCCCTTGCCGGGCTCGGCGAACTCCACCGAGACATCCGAGGAAGACGTCGACCGCACCACCTGCCCGGACTCGATGGTCGAGGCCGCGGCGATCACCTTGGCCGTCAGGGCGGCCAGCAGCGTGGCGCCCCCGAGGGCGCTGTAGACGCTGCGGAGATAGGCCCGCTTGATGGCCACGGTGTACGTGAACACGGCGCGGACCATATTGGTGGACCCGCAGAGATCAAGCGCTTGTTGTGGATTCCTGCGGGATCAGGTCGTTCCAGACCATGACCATGGCGAGCTGCATGATTTCGCAGTCGTGCAAATGGTCCGGCCACTTCTGGTTCCGCTTAGTCCAGACGTGCTTGATCCGGCCCGCGCGGTTGGCCTGAGGCCGCAGCAGATGGGAGTCGAGATGCCGCCAGTAAAGGTCGGGCTCGGCCAGGTAGGCTCCGTCGACCTGCCATTCGGCCGGCGGCTCCGAGATGCCCCACTCCCGGTCGATGTCGCCCTTCCGAAGCCGGGAAAGCATCTCCCGGAGGTGCTCGGTGTCGAAGACCAGGAGCGGCTGCACCACATCGGTCCGCATCGAGGAGGAGGTCGAGATGCCGAACGGGTGCACCGCCCCGGACTTTGTCGTGAACCGGGCGCCCACCTCCCGGCCCTTGAGCGGCATCCAGCCGATGACCATGGGCTTCCGGAGCCCGCCCTCCGGCGGATACCGAAGGCCACAAGGGAAGGTGACCGGGTTGGAGGTGATCGTGGAATAGCCGGCGCAGGCATCGTAGACCGTCTGGGTGTTGAACCCGGAGTCAATCCCGACATCCATGTCGTGCACCTCGAGCTTCACCTGCACCCGCCGAAGGGCGGCGAAGTCGTCGGCATGGCCGGCGGCCACCAGGGTGCTGTGCCCATCCTTCCATTCCCGGCAGACCCACCAGAGGAACGGCGCCACCGCCTGCACGTCCGCGGTCAGGTAACGGCGCCCGCCGTCCACCCGGACGATCTGGGCGGTCTCGGTCCGGTCCTGCTGGACGTCCTGCTGCTCCCAGGGCTCCGCCAAGGTTCCATTGATGAAGCCCTGCAGGCCGGCCATGGAGGCCTTGGCCTCGAGGAAGGAGACCGCCAGATGCCCCCAGGTGCACTTGCGATCCGGGCTGTAGAGGCTGGACAGGTGGTAGGACCGGACGCCAGGCAGCGCCCCGCTGTTCTCCGGGATCCATTGCCCGTGGCGCAGGGCGGCCACCTTGTGCGCGTCGGTGATGCGCCCCTGGCAGAGCTGGCAGACGTAATGCGCCGAGGCCCGGATCTTGGCCAAGTCGGGCTTGCCGTCCTCGGTCCGGGCATCCTCCCAGGTCACCTGCGGCCACAGCAACTTGATCGGCTCCCGGCAATGGGGGCAGGGGATGTAGAACCGGCGCTGGTCGCCGCGGAGGAAGCGCTGCCAGATCCGACCCTCGACGACGGTGGGTGTCGAGGTCATGAAGGCCTTCGAGCTGGAGAACGACTTGAGGCGCTGCTCGGCCAAGTCGAGGGCGTCGGCTTCCTTCGCCGTTGCCTCGGCGAACTTGTCGACCTCGTCGGCGATCAGCACCCGGACTGGGCGACTGGCCAGGTTGGCCGGGCTGTTGGACCCGACAAAGGTCAGGGTCGACCGGGTGAAGTTCTGCTCCAGGTTGGTGATTTTGTCGGCCTCGGCCGGGAAGCACTCGAGCATGGCCGGGCTGTCCTCAAGCATCGGCATCCAGCGGCTCTTGGAGAATGACCGGGCCAGGTTCTCCGATGGCATCAGCCACAAGGCCGGGCTCGGCTCGTTGGCGATCAGCCAGGCCAGGCCGGCCATCAGGGTGGTGGTTTTCGAGGTCTGCGAGCCCCAGCACAGCGTCACCTCGGAGACCGACGGGTTCTTCCAGTCCTCCATCGGCTCCCGGGTGTAGGGCCGGACCGAGGTGGAGAACGGCCCCGGGTGCTCAGTCTGCCGCGCGGTCAGCTTGAGGTTGGCCTCGGACCATTCCACCACCGTCTGCTGCGGGGTCGGCCGGTAGAGGTTGCGGCGGTAGTCCAGGAGGGAGCGCTGCAGGTCGGTCAGGATTTCCATGGGTCGGTCTGGTGAAGGGTCTTCAACGCCACTTCCTGCACCCAGCGGGTCAACTCCCGCTCGGCGTGCTCCGGGTCATGCGGTGCGATCCGCCCGGAAAGCTGCTTCGGCATGGCCTTCAGCAGGGAGGCCACGGCGCCGTCGTGCTCCTGCATCACCCGCTTCACCCAGTCGCCGGAGACCAGCCGGCGCTCACGCTCGGCCTGGTTGGTCACCTCGTCCCGGGCGCTGGTCAGATTCTTGGCCGCCGCGGCATGGATCGCCACCAGGCGCCCAGCATCAGCCCGACGCTGCCGAAGCGCCTGCACCGCCAGATCGTAGGCCGCCCGCTCGATCTGCCGCTGCCGCTCGTAGGCGCCCTCTGGCGAGTCCGTGGCCGCGGTGGCGGTGTCGATGGGGTTCGAGGCCTCCGCGGGCCGGTAGGGCCCTTCCTGCTCCGGGGCGGGGCCTTCCTCAGGCGTCGGGTCAGTCACGCGGCGGATGTTCTTGGCACGGATGTTCTGCTGGCGCCAGGCATCAGCCACCTCCGGGCTATCCATCGGCATCCCTTTCTTCATCAAGTAGTTGACGTAGCCGTGGCTCAAGCCGGCGTG